CAAGCGGCCCGATGACGCCGTAGTTCGTGTACCAGCCGTAAATGTCGCCGGTGTTGAACGACGGGATGCCATCAACCGGCGGCTTGAAGTGGATCTTGGTCGCCGCATTACGCCAGTGCCGGATCAGGTCGTCACGGCTAACCGAGGTGTACTGGTAGGTCCAGTTTTGCCATCGCGGATAGGTGGTCGGGTTGAGGCCGATCGTGGTGTAGCCCGAGGGCGCTCCACCGTTGAACCCTTCGGTCGCGTTCTTGACGATCCAAGTGTTGACGCCCCACGGCGTGAGCGTATCGGTCGAGGCAGGAGGCGGGCCCCAGAAGTTCGTCTCCATGATTTCGGCAATGTCGATCATGCAATCGACTCGCCGCGACTTGACCAGGTCGACGATGCGCGAAGGCTCCTCGTTCATGGAGATTTCGCGGCCTTCGATCGCGTAGCTGGCCACCGTGTTACGCCAGTCGGCGGTCGCCTGAACCATCGTATCCGGGATGTTGACATCGTCCGTGGCACCGAGGCCCACGTTCCTCGCGCTACCGGCCTGGGAGACCTTTACGTCCCATTGGAAGCCGTAGCCGGACTGAATCTCGATCCGGTTTTTCCGGAGGAGATGGGACATTGCAGTGTGCTCCTGCAAGTCCGTGGCGATTTCGGTGTAATGCGGTTTGCCCAGCGTCTTGAGCGTCGTTTGCACAAGATCGTTGAGCTGACTGGCTGTGATCCCGTTTGGATTCGGCATTTATCCTTTTCCCAAGCTCTATGGTTCAATCAGGGAAGTCTTCAGGTTCCACGTCGCCGTTCACGCCCTCGGCACCAAAGTCGTTCAACTTCTGCGTGACCGCTCGCACGGCGGCATTCTTACCCTTTGTCGGGGGCAATTCCTTGCGCTGCGTTGGCCGGTTCAGCCGGGCCTGCTGCCACTGCTGCTGCGCGGCTGACAAATCGAGATCATCGTCGTCGTTCTTCGGCGTGGCCTGCGCTCGTGAACCGTAGACGGTCTTGATCGCCTCGCGGAGCTTTGCCTCTTCATCCGGCCCCGACATCGTCCGCGAGAGGATAATCATGGCCACTCGCTTTTGCATGGCCCCGTCTTCCGCCTTGAACTGCTTGCCAGGCCCCTTGCCGAAGTGATCCTCGAAGCCCGAGTCCGCAAACACGCGGTCGTACATCTGGAAGCGGGTCTCGTTCTCGCGCGCGACCTCGCGGCCAGTCAGTGCGGCCACCTGCTTCTTCAGCTCCTTCAACTCCTTCGCCTGCTTCTTGATGACGTTCTGCAAGGCCGGATGGAAAAAGTCGGCACCGAGTTTCTGCCCGTTCTCCTCGCCGAAGTCGTAGTCCGAAAGCGGGTCCTCATCGACCTGTGGCTGAGGGGGATTCTGGTTCGCCAGGTTGCGATCCACGGCGTTGCTGACCGTTTGGTCGCGCTTGATCTGCTTGGCTTCGCGGAGTGACTTGAGGGCCAGGAGGTTGACGGAGCGTTCCAGTGACACCGGGTCAATGCCGGCGATGTCATCGGGCTCGAACCCGGCTTCCAGGGCAAGGCGCTTGAGGCGTTCGGGGTGATCGTAGGTTTGCGTGGCGGGGGGAACGTCGTCCGGCTTGATGAACCGGCCAGTGACCGGGTCCTTGGGGGGAGACTTGACAACCGGCTCCGGACTCGCAACGGCAGCCGGTTGCGAAGGGGTGAGCTCGAGCGCAACGTCTTCGTCTAGCGCATAAGCATCCGCAAGCGTCTGCTGCGGGGTTTTGACTTCAGGTTCGGCCACCGGCTCATTCCAGATTCTCCAAGCTCTTGCGGGAGATGATACGGGCTACTGTTTTGCCTTGCAAGAGCCTGGCGGCGGCTTGCCGTACCGAGCGTTCCTGGAAACCTTCGGAAATCTGCCGCACTTGCAAACGCATCGGCCCCCGTGTCCGGCGGGCCTGACGCACATATGAGAGCCTGAATACCAGCATTCGCTTCCGCTGTGTGATCTCGCCGGCCAAGTGAAATTACACATGATTTCAAGCCTCAGTACGAGAGGACGAGGTACTGAAGAAGCTGCCCGGTGGGATTGCACTTTACATACGGCACCGAGCCGATCGGCAGAGTCGGGAATGAAAAAGAGCCGACCAAAACCTGGCTCATCATCGACCCGGCAGGCCCGTTCAAAATTTGCACGGAAGGGATCAGGGTTGAAGTGCCGCCGGTTGTGTACGCGTTGACAAACGCCGAGGTCAGCAAGTCGAAGGTGTTGGCGGTGATGACTGTGACCGCCCAGGTCCCGTTGGCCTCGACGGTCCCACCGACGCCGGCAATCGTGGTCACGTCGCCGGTGATAAGGCCGTGGCCAACCGCCGTGATGCGAACCAGGCCCGAGCCGTTGTTGGCAGCGCCGGTGATCGTAACTGCAGATGGAACGGTGGCGTAGTTGACGTTGTTGTAGAAGGCCGAGTAGTAGGGCTGAGTAACCTGGCCCAGAGGAAGTGCGACAGCCGCGGCGGTGACGTTGATCGTGTCTTTGGCGTAGAAGTTTCCGTTCATGTTCGCCTGGAGGCCGACGATGGACAAGCCGTCCGGTGAAACCATGATCGAGGGCTTGAGGAAGCCGAGAGAAGCGGTTAGCTGGATTTCATTTGCCATGTCAGCCCCCCGGCAACAATGCGCATGATGCGCATTTAGAAAAAGAGCCGGGGGTGTGCTACCAGCCCCCGGCCCCGCAACGGACGGACCACCCAACAAGGATGGCTCAACGGCACCGCAACCGCCCAAAGAAGCGGCGGAGCGGGCGGTCGGCGGTTAAATTGACCGTCACCGGCTGAGCCTGGGAAGACACAGCCGGGACGGCAACAACCGCGACCTGGGAAACAGTAGGTTGGGGAACTGCTTGCCCACAAGACCCGCTCTGGCACTGCGTCGTTCCTACCCGGCGCAGGCCAAAGACGGGTTCTGCTTCTGCCAACGAGGCGAAGCAAGTGCAGCATGCAAGCGTTAAGACGAAGTATTTCAAATCAGTGACCTCAAAATGAACAGGGGTGATACGCCCAATAGCCTACCACCCCTGCTTCGGATTGGCAATGTGATACCAAATGCGCATCATGCGCATTTCACCAGCCCTGGCTGACGATGTAAGCGTCGATGACCGCCTTGGCAAAATGAGTCAGGACGACGGCAATCGTGTTGTTGCCCTCGAAGCCGATCAACTCCGCGAAGAACGCATCGACAACCGGCTGAATGGAGCCTGTTTTCTGGCCATGCTGCTTCTTGTCGAAGTAGCACTCGACCTGCTTATGGGCCTCGCTGGGGTTGGCCGCGAAGTAAGCGTCCACCCACTTCTGAACCATCAGCAGAATCTTCCCGCCAAATGGCGAAGCCGCTTCCGCCATCTTGAAGAGGAAGTCGATCACTTCCTGGAGTGTGCTGACCGGGGCCGGCACTGGCGGAGGCGGGGGAGGAGGAGGCGGGGGAGGCGTCGGTGTGACGGTCGAGTAGACCTCCACGGTCTGAGGCGTACCGCTGCCGGTTTTCACCGTCCCTGGAGACCGCTTCCACGCTTCGCCGACCATGTTGACGAACGCTGTCACAGCAACCCAGCCGATCGTCTTCCAGGTGAACATCGCATAGCCTTGCGCGTTCGCATCAATGCCCGAGGGAACCGTGAGGGTGAGGCCGAAGGCGGCGTTCATGGCATCGACGAACTGCTGTGCCGTGCCGTAGCCGCACGCTGCCGTGCAATGATCTTCGTCCGTGTCGTGCTTGTCGTTGGTCAAGAACCAGCCGTTGACGTTGCCGGCGTCGCTGGGAAGTTCGGCAGCGGCAATGCCCAGCTTGATACAGGAACCTTCCTGCGCGGCTTCATAGATCGCCGATTGCAGAAGCGGAGCGTTGCTGTAGTCGACGGCTAAACCGTTCCCGTCGCCGTAGATATCCCCGTCCTGGGAGAAGCCCTTGGCCTGCATCTGCTGAATAACTGGCTGGAGGTTTGCACCGTTTAGCGTGTCGTTGGCATTGCACCAATCGAGAACCGTTTGGTCGGTAATCCAGATCCCCGCACAAGCCTTATTGAACGCTTCCTCGGCGGTGACACAGTCTCCGTACTGGTCATTGAGCCACATGGACATTTTCTTCGGGAAGATGAAGCACGATGGCGGCACGGCTACCATGCGCCGGTACGGCGTCGCATAAGCCAGCTTGGCGCGGTGCGTTGGTCGCGCGCCTGTTTTGAACTTCGGGTCTCTCGGCATTGGAACCTCCGGGGGTTAAAGCAAGCACTTGGCCTTTGGGTCGGCCACAATCTTGATCGGCCTTGCACAACGATGCAAGTGATTTTCTTGGCAAGAATAGACTTGGCTGTCTACACGAACGCCTTCACCCGAGGCTTTCACTATCCCGAGCAGCCCCATTGCCTTGCCGCAGCACGCCGGGCTTTTGATGGGGGGCAAGGACCGATTTTGGCGTGAAGTCGTCATTGACCGGCTCGTTGATGATCGCCAGGGCATGTTCCCGCACCACGCGAGCGAGACGCAAGTCCGTCCGAAACTTAATCAGCGCGTCGTCCAGGACCTTGACCTCGGCGGCGGTGAAGCCCCTTGCGGCCCACTGGACTGAGTTGTCCACCGCTTCATCCAAAAGAAGCTGGACCTGTTGACAGTGCTCGTTGTTGGCGGCCTGGACTTCGGCCTGGCGGTCGGTTTCGATCATGGCGGTGGGATTCCTGAATCGTCGGCGGGGATCGGCTTGATCTCTCCGGCCTCCATTTGAAGCAGCGTGTTCACTTCCATGCCCCGCCGCACGGCTTCGTGCAAGGCGGTTCTGCCTGATGCGTCTCGAAGAGACCGCATCTTGCGGCCAATGAACTTCCAGAGGCTCATGTCGTTAAACGGTCTTGGGGATTCGGCCTGCATCGGCATACACCTTCAAAAGAGAATCGGTCTGCTCTTTTAACGCCATCTTGATCGACGTTGTATTGTCGTGGATGGCGGTTGCAAGATGCTGATGAGAGTCGCTTAGTTCGTCCAGCCTCGCCCTCAACTCAGGAACTCCGTCTTGAAGGCTTTGCATCAACGCCAGGTGCGAAGCAACAACCGGCTCCACGACTCGCTTGCTCATGTAAATCGACGCACGCCACATGGCATAAGCGAAAAACGCCAGGATGGCGGCTGGAACCCCAAACGTAGCTGCTATCTGAGTGAACTCCATGATGTCTCCGTGGTTCACAATGACCTCGTCTAATAGAGCTTCCGAGGATCAATGGGGTCCGGTTTGTCACGCTTAAACGATCCACGCTGGGCGTCTCCATAACCCGCGTCACGGTCGTAGAAACCGTAAGCCTGCATGTACTGCTTGCGGTGCTCTCTCGACCGAAGGATCGGCTCCCCGGTCGGCGTGAAGTCGGTTGGCACTCCCTTGCGAATCGCGTCCTCCCGGGCTTCCTTGATCTGGCTGGGATGCACGCCCAGGGCGTCGGACTCGATCGGCTTCCATCCAACCAGTGAGTCGCCGCTGAACTCCTCGACGACGGGCGCTGCGGCCCAAAACTCCGCCTCGGTCACTTCCTGGCCGTCTACGAAGTAGGTCTTGTTCTTGCCGGTGCCGACGATCTTGAGAATCATTGCGCGCTCGGTTGTGGTGTGCCGTTCTGGCCTTTCGCCATCGCGTTGGAGAACTCATGGGCCCGGTTCGCCGGCGTATCGTTGCCCACTGATCTACGAATGTACTCCCGGCTCGTCTGCGCCGGCCCCGTTGGTCCGTCGTTGGCGCTCGTGCCAGCGGCTTGCTGGTCAGGCTGCGGCGGAGGGGCGACGGTGAAGATGTCCGGCAAGTCCGGCATGTTCTCGTACACCGCCTTTTTCTGGAGCCAGGAGTTGGCGTCGAACTGCACGCCTTGGGCCTGGAGGAACTGCATCATCGGCGTGAGCGTCTGAACGACCTGGTCGAGCAACATCCCTCGCTGCTGGGGCGTCTGATGCTGGAAGCTGTACGGGTCGATCTCGATTTCCAGATCCGCGAACCGGCCCCGCATCCGCTGCTGGGGCGTGACCTGCCGCTGAATCCCCATGTCCGGGATGCCGGGAAGCTGAGCCTTCGTCTTCATGACCTTGAACGGGTCATGCCACCAGTACCAGCAAAGCGCCTTGATGACCTCGGCGGTGAAGTCGATGGTTGTGTCCTGCATGTCCGAGACTTGGCCGCTCGCGTTCTGCTCAAGCATCTTGTCCTGGCCCAGCGTCCTGGACTGCGGGCCTGCACCGCTCATCAGCTCTATGTTGCCGGCCAGCTTGTTCCACACGTCGAAAAGGTGCGTGGCAAACTGAGCGTTCATCTGGTTCGGGCCGCCCCAGGCTCGCACCGTGGAAGCGGCAGGGTTGTCCACGCCGACAAGCTCGCCGTCGTTGGCCTGCTGAATCTTCGCGGCGTCCTCGGCGGAGCCACGCTGGTAAAGGACCTGCTCTTTCTGCCGCTCCGCCTGGCGGATCAATTTGCGGTACAGCTTATTGGTCGAGACGTGGAGATCGACGAGGTCTTGGAGCGGGCCCTTGCCCATCGCGTTGCCGGGCACCGTCATGTACTTGAGGATGTGGTAAGGACCTGAATCGGGGCCCAGCCACTTTTGGGTACGAAGTGCCCCGGAGTGATCGTAGTTTCGGGAAGGGCTGGCGCTGGCGGCGGAGAGTTGGTCGTCAACGAGGGTGAGGATCACGCGGTGGCGCGGAAGGTATACTTCCCATAAGTCCACCATGTCCTCAAATTCTTCGTCGTTGCCGTTGTAGTAAGTCCGTCCGAGTACAGAGATGCGTTCGTCACCTTCGAGATTATAGAAGGTGTCGTAGGACGGGCTGAGGTCAAGGCGGGCCTTGCTGTATAGCTTACTGTTCTTAATGACGGACAGGGGAGCGCGGAAGCGATGGCCGATGTAAGAAACCTCGGAGAAATCTCGGGCGTGCACATCAAATACGAAGTCGTCAAGGTCGACGCGCTCGGCGAACGGTTGACCCGCACCCAGGTTCCAAGAGACGCTAGCTGAGTCAGCAGGGGTAGCGAGAGCGACCTTACATATTCCGATGCTGAAGAGGGCGTCGAGGACGACTCTCTCAAGCGTATTCTGAAGCCGCATCTGGATGATTTCATTGTTGGCCCAGGTCTGCATCGCCGACACTGCCGGCTTGTTCTTCGAGTCGAACGTCGAGAGCATGACCCTCGGGTTCTTGGCGATCAGGTTCTTCCCAACCACCGAGACGTACAGCGCGATCAGGTTCACCGGGACGGTCTTGTAGGCCCCCTCTTCGGACCAGTGAGCCCCGACGCATTCGCGGACCATTTCGCGCCGCTGTTCGCGGAAGAAGCGGAGCGCCCAGCGGGATCGCTGCATGGAGTAGCAGAGACGGTCAACGTCGATCTGTGCTTCTTTGACTCGCTTAGCCACGAGGCATCGGGTCGCCTTCTGCTCTAAATGTCCTCTTCGTCCTCACGAAGCCGATTGTAATGGAGAAGCCGCCGCCACGCCAGCGTACCCACCTTGATCGTCGCTTCTTCTTCTTTCTGCTTCCGGTTGAACAACCCCCGGCAACCACGCCACGCCAACGCGTCGGCCCGCGTCATGTCGCCGTGGTTCATGCGGGCTGAGGCCGGATCGTTCTTGTTCTCCTCCTTGGCGTGTACCACGTCGCCCCGGGCGTTGAACTTGAACCCCAGGCATTCATCCAATGCTCGAGCGCTGTGGTTCAAGAATTGCCGGAGCGCCAGGGCTTCGCGGTACTCGGAAAGGAGCGAGAGGTTCGCTGCGGTCGTGTTCTTCCAGCCGGGCCGGTCGGTCGTGCTCGTATCCCAAAGCGCGAACTCCTTCCCGTCGAAGTAAATATTCCGGAAGCCGGCCTCCACCACTCGCTTGCCGAAAATTTGCCCTGGCCCGGGGATTTCCCAAATCAACCGGGCCGGTTCTCCCTGACCGTCCTTGAAGACGCGGCACAGTGCGATGGCGAACGGAGCGAACGGCGTCGGCTCAATGTGGGCGTTCGCGTACTCGCCGACCTTCTCCCCGCTGTCGCAATGCACGATCGACACGCACGTCGGCGTTGCCCCCTGGCCGGTCGAATTGTCTACCCCGATCGCGTAAGGCCCCGGAGCAACCTCGCCCTTGGGACCGGGCCTGATCCACAGCTTGAGAAGCCCACCCTGGCCCTGAACGAGTTGAACCGGGTTGCCGTCCGCGTCGTACTGAAGGTCGCCCCACCACAAGGGCTCGCGGGCGTATTGGGCCTTCAGGTCGCGGATCATGAGGGGCTGGAAGAATTGGGAGACGGAGCCGCCGGGGTTGATGTCGAGATCTTCCGCAACTGCTCGATCACTTCCTTTACGAATGCACTCCTTGTCATACCAGGGGGACCGGAGGCCAGGAAAAGGGCCGCCTGTAGGTGAACCATCCATGACGAAGTTAAAGTCGGGCGGGTACGGAAAGCGTTTATCCAATACCTCAACCTTGCAATTCGCCGGATCATATCTATAAGCCCCCTTCCACTTGTCGGGATGCCGCGACCAGTGCATCGTCAACTTCTTAATGTCAACCCGCTGTGTCAATTCATAGAACGCCGTTCCCAATCCTTTGTGAGTCCCATTAAAGATTCGGCACCCGGTTGTATCAGACGTGCGGTGCAAGACCTCATAGTCCTCTTTAATCTGCGGGAACTCATCTATAAACATTGCCGTCGCTCGACCACCAACACCCGCGCGGCCGGTTGAAGCCTCACCAGTGATCGTCGATTCCGTATCCAAATAGGTGAACGCCATCTTCGAAGGCACAATGTTTCCACGGAGCCACCCCGGCAGGTTCCGATGGATGAAACCGATCTTCCAGAACAGGCTGTCCGGCGACGGGGACTGTACCGCCTCCTGGCTCTTCGAGATCATTAAGAACTGTTGGTTCCTGTAACTGCGTGCCATCCAATCCATCACTATCAGAAACAACCATGATGCCCCCATCTCTCTCGACTTCATCACAACCAGGTCTTCGTCGTTCTCGATCGCCCATAATATCCCAGGGTTCTCCTTGCTCTCGCTGATTAAAGCCTCGTCCTGCAAATCCCATGTTATAAACGGAGCAACTTCCAAGCCGCCCTTCTTACGCGGGTTGAATTGCCAAACAAAGGTGTTGATGTACCAGAGGATGTCCCGCCGGGCCATCTCCCGCGCGGCCTTGCGGTGGGACAGAGAGGACCTGCAAAGGCTTATAACCTTCTGCCGGTAAAGAAGGTTTTGTTTCAGCGACTTGGGGACCTTCTTGTAATAGGTGCCGGGAGAAAGCATAAGATCACATATCAACGATTATCGGATGTTGGCCAAGAACAGAGCTGTCCAGGCGATCTTGCAGACAACGTGCAGGGCTTGGTCAACATGAATGTTGGTCCAACCTTCACATTTGGCGACGTCGATTCCAAAGTGAGCGACCAGTTCCAGAGTGGCTAGCGGCAGGCTTCCAGTAACGAGGTAGACCGCGACAGCATGCGTGGCGCAGTGACCGCTCATGACGTAGTACCAAGGAACAGCGGGCAGGCTGGCCTTGCGGCATTTGAACTTGGCAACGAAGTCCGTTTGCAGCGGATAGTCCGCGACAAAGTGACCGAGTAGGAGCAGAGGAAAAATAGTCATTGGTTATCAAATTCCTTGACGACTGCTGCTACCGCCTCGTCTCTGGTTGGCAGCGCAATTGCTACTTTGAGCATGATATTGTGGGCAGGGTGCTGGACTTTCCACGCATCCCACGATCCGGCGAAGCAGATCGCATAGCCGATTAAAGCGCCGTCAAGTTTGCCTTCGCATCCGCAAATCTCAACAACGCTGCCGATGCCTTTGATTATCGTAAAGTGCCTCATAAACTCCCGTCATGGTAGAGTATCACATAATCTCTCATTATTAGACTCGGGCTCGTATGGCGGCGGCGATGCGAAAGCCGGCCAGCATGTGAGCGCCCATGTCGTAACGGTCCTCGGCCAGCTTCGCGCACGCCTCACGCTCGGTTAAGACCGCTCGCCGGATCAAATGACCCACCGCCGCAGCATCAGCTACCGTCGTCGTGTTGTGCCCCTCGGGTACGTCATGCCAGTTGGGCGGCCACTTGCCGTCAAACGTGATCGTCCGGCAACTCTCCTGGTGCTGCGCAAGCTCTTGCATCAGGTTCGCGGTCCCTTCAAGCACCGCCCGTTGAATCATCGCCCGGACCTCATCCGCCGTGTAGTGAGTCCGGTTTACGCAAACAATGTCCCCATCAGGCCCAGGAATAAATTCGTCCGCGTCCATCACTCCTCCAGCTTCTCCAGAAGTCGGGTTATCAGGGCTTCAATCTGCTCACTCGTGTCATCCGGCGGCGGCTCAGAAGGGGATGTCGTCGTCTGGGCTGACCTCGCCTCCTGCCGGGCCTTGTACGCCTCCCACTCCGCCTTCTGCGTCTGCAACCACTGCCGCTCCAGCGCATTCATCTGGTCCGCGAACTCCCCCGGCTTCGACTCCAGCAGCGCTCGGAGCCCCCGGCGGATCGGGTTGTCCTGAATCATCGGATGGTGCGTCGCCACATGCCGGTAATCCTCCAGCATCGGCGGCAAACTGATCTCGTCGCTGTTTCCACGCAAAGTACACCTCACGACACGGACCACAACTCGGCACACCCACCCGCGCACACCGCGTACAAGTGTACTGGAAATCCTGCGGGGCCGCCTGCTTGGCCTTCTTCATGGGCTTCAGCGGCTTCACGGGCTTT